AGCAGTGGGCGCGCAACCTCAAGGCCCGGGAACAAGCCGGGGAGCGGCTCAACGATGTTCAACGCAAGATGTGGAGGGCTGCATTAAATGAACGCAATTCAAGCCAAGATGATTCTTGACCGTGTACGTGATGGTTGGGATTATTCCGAAGCCACAATCACAAGGGCATTTTTCATGACAGGGGAAATTAGTGAACACGAATTCAGAGCAATGGAGGGCGGAGTGCGAAGCCCGGGAGTGGGTGGCCCGTTACAGGAAGCGGGCAATGGAGCATGGGCCGGGGGAAGCGCGGGGGTGGTGGGATGACATTTGCCGTGACATTGAAAAAAAGCGCGGCAAGCCAGCCGTTGAAGAACTCAAGAGGCTGATGAATGAGACGCGCAGCCAGAACAGACGCGAATCAGCAAGCCGTAATTGACGTGCTGAGGCAAGTGGGCGCAACGGTTCATTCCCTTGCGTCAATGGGCCAAGGTTGCCCAGACCTGCTGGTTGGTTTCCGTGGGCGCACCTGCCTGATGGAAGTCAAAGATGGCAGCAAGCCGCCAAGCGAAACACGACTGACGCCAGACCAAGTTGTTTGGCATGAGCAGTGGACAGGCGGTTCACTTTCCGTGGTGTACGGCCCGGGAGATGCACTGAAAGTCATAGGTGTTTTATGAACGTGCCCAAAGTTCTGTACAAGCAAATCAAGACGTATGAGGCCCACGGGTTTCACCTTGAGCAACTTGAGCACCGAGCCGGTTCACACTGGTGCGCCCGGTTCAGGGAATTTCCACAGGCCCAATTCATCACGGCCAACGCCAACGACCCCCGGGCACTGAAAAACAACATTGCGCGATACCGCAGACTTGCAAAGGACACGACATGACAGACCTTCCAGACAAAGCCGCTGAGTTCATCCGAGAAAATGCGGCCGCATACGGCAACGCCAAAGGGCGGCGCGTCCACCTTGAGGAATTCCGCAAGAGCAAAAAAGCCCTGCTGATGAAGGACGCCTTGATGCGCGGCATTGAAGCGGCCAACGCGCAAGAGCGGGAGGCATACGCTGACAAGGAATACCGGCAGTTGCTTCAAGGCTTGGCCGTGGCGATTGAGGATGAGGAAACACTGCGCTGGCAGTTGGAGGCGGCACGCCTTGAGATTGAGATTTGGCGAACCCGGCAAGCCACCGAGCGCATGACAGTGAGTTCACACAGATGAGGAAAGCAACCAGACGAAAAATTTATGACAGAGTGAATCCCATTCTGTTGGCAATGGAGGGTGCGGCGATGACCGACAAGGCGTCACTGGACAAATTGCGTTTTGGGGAACTGAGCGCGATTGAATCAATCACCAAGGGAAGCGGGACGCTGTGGGAATACCGGCTGTTGGCAGACATGCTCAACATCTGTGAGCGAATGGCGGAAAACGGCATTGGCCCGGAAGCCCTTGAAGCCTGTGAAGCGTTCAATGAGGAAATGGCCGGCATGGCGGAGCGTTACGAAAAGACCCAAAAAATGGGATTCACAGGGCGCGGCTTGCAGCTTGCCCGTGAGGTGTACGAATATCACGACATTCAACGCCAAAGCATCACCCGGGCAGAGTACGAACGGATGGTGAAAAAAACAGCGGATTACATCAGGTCAAACGGACACCGAGTGGTGAACCTCAAATGAACAACAAGATTTCGGCCAGTGAGCGAGTTCACTTGGCCCGCATCAAGGAAATGAACTGCGGCGTGTGCGGCGCATCAGGCCCGTCAGACGCCCATCACGTTGAACAGCATATGCAATTCACCTGCATTCCGCTGTGCAAAGACTGCCACCAAGGAAGTCACAACGGCATCCACGGGCGCAGGTCAATTTGGAACGTGTTGAAAAAAACCGAGTTGGGAGTGTTGAACGACACCATAAGACAACTTACAATGGGGCGCAACTGAAAAGGAAATCACATGGCAAAGTTCATTGGCAAGGTTCAGGAGTCCAACAGCATGGCGGCTGGCACTCAGATGGTGGTTGACTTGCTTCACTGCCGCACAACGGCCCAGCTTGAGCATTGGCTGACGCCAAGCCGAAGTGACCATGAGGCACTGGAATCGTTCTACACGGAGATTGTCCCGCTGGTGGACGCCTTTGCAGAGGGGTTTCAGGGCAAATATGGCAAGGTTGACCCTGCCATGTTCCCAAAAGGCTATGAGTTCCCGCAAGGTGAGCCGCTGGATTATTTCCTGATGGTGGCTCAGGCCATTGACGAGACACGACAGATGCCGACTTTCCCGGCTGATTCTTGGCTTCAAAACGTGGTGGACGAAATCCGCCTGTTGGTCAGCCAAACCATTTACCAACTGCGCGAACTTTCCTGAACGGAACCAACATGACAAAACAAGACAGCAAGCTGAAAATCGTCTACCGCAAGGTCAGCACCCTTTTGCCATACGCCCGCAACGCCCGCACTCACAGTGACGCGCAGGTGGCGCAGATTGCATCGTCCATCAGGGAATTTGGCTTCACTCAGCCCATCCTGTTGGACGGTGAGAACGGCATCATTGCCGGCCACGGACGTTGGCAAGCGTCAGTCCTGTTGGGCTTGGCCGAAGTGCCCACGATTGACTTGGGCCATATGACGGACAGCCAAAAAAAGGCGTACATCATTGCGGACAACAAGCTGGCCCTGAACAGCGGTTGGGACGAACAACTGCTGGAGTTGGAGATTCAAGACCTGCGTGATGCGGGCTTTGACATTGACCTGTTGGCCTTTGACCCGTCTGAACTCAAGTCCGCTGACGTGGATTATTCCGTGTTGGAAGATGAGGAAATTGACGACCAGCTTGATGAGATGAGCAAGGGCGTCCGCAAGGCCATCCAGATTGAGTTTGAGCCGGAGCATTACCCGGAAGCCAACGAACTGGTGAAGTGGTGGCGTGAGCAAGGCGGCTATGTTGGGCTGATGCTCATCAATCATTTACGCAGTCAAAAAGAAAAGCTGAGTGCGTGAAATGTTTTTATCTGGTGGGGTATCACGGATGCGGGAAAACCACCCAAGCCAACCTGCTTGAACAGACCTTCCCGCAGTTCAACTACATCGGCGGCAAGCTGGGCCTTGATGCCATCCGAAGCGTTCAACAGCTTGTGGATGAGGTCAAGGCCAGCAAGTCCGACATGGTGATTCACGGGTGCATCTTCCAGACCGAGCCAATGATGGTGCGGCTGACGCGCCTGACAGACCTTCACGTCATCGTGCTTCACTCACTGCCGGAGACAGTCAAGACCCGGACGATTCACCGTGGTGCGGCCGATTACAACGTCAACAAATTCAAGGCCCATTACAGCTTCATCAAGAAGCTGCCCGCCATGAAAAAATACTACCCCTTCAAGCTGCACATCGTTGACAACAACCGCGGCATTGAGGAAGTCCAAGCCGAACTGAGGCAAATATGTGCGCCATCATAGGTTTTGTCTGCCCTGAGCCGTCCAAGGAAGCGATTGACACGCTCAAGCAGCTTTTCATTGAGTCCAAGATTCGCGGCATGCACGCCTACGGCTATGCGGCCATTCAGGACGGCACGGTGATTGAGTACAAGAGCAACACCCTCAAGCCCCTGTTGGACAGCATCAGGACGCCCACGATGCTGATTGGGCACTGCCGTTACAGCACCAGCGGGGATTACCGCAACCACCTCAACAACCAGCCCCTGCGCCACGGCGATGAGTGGTTGGTGTTCAACGGGGTGATTGACATGAGAACCAAGGCGGAAATGGAAGCCGCGCACCGCATTGAGATGAGTTCCGACAATGACGGTGAAATCATGCTTCAAGCCAAAGACCGGATGAAGCTGCTCAAGTCCAAAATGACGTTCAGTGGCCTGACACTCAATTCGCACCGCCTTGCGTTTTTTCGCAATGAGGGCAGGCCCGGGTACAGGGGCGACCGTTACGGTGCAACCTTCATCGGTTCTACTGCCGACATTTTGAGGCGTTGCCGGATGGAACCCGCGCAGATGAACCCCTATGAGGTGCACGAATGGACAGCGTGACCGAGTTCCTGACGTTTCACCGGGCAAGCAGCCTTGCCGGGGATATTGACCCCCAAAATGACTGCCTGAGCTACATCGCAGACCGCTATGAACTGAGCATGGAACAGCGATATTGGCTGGCATTCCTTTTTGGGACGTGCTACTGCGCACCCACGGTGTTCTACATCTACAACGAATTTCCCGACTATGAAAACGTGGACGTGAACCGGCTTCAACGCTGGTGGGACGCCAACCGCAACCGCCTTGTCTTCCAGACAGACCGTGCCCGCGTCCGAAGCAACAACGAGTTCGTCAACGCCTTCCGCTCATACCGGGACATTGTTGGGCCAAGCCAGCAAGAGTATTTCGGTGGGTTTCGTGTGGATAACCCTGTGGAAACCTACGTGAAAGCCTACGGGCGGCTGAACAACATCCATTATTTCGGGCGGTTCACAATGTTCATTTACCTTGAACTGGTGTCAGTGCTTACCGACACGCCAATGATTCCCCACACGCTGGCCTTGAGCGAGGCTGAGAGTTGCCGAAACGGTTTGGCGTTGGCGTTGGGCCGCAAAGACCTGTTCACGCACTTTGTGGACAAAAAGCTGACGGTGCACGACTATGAGGCACTTGATGACGGGTTCAACGTCATACAAGAGCGCATTGACGGCATGGCGATTCGCCACAAAAACCTGTTCAACATCGAAACAACCCTGTGCGCCTACAAAAAGGTCAAGCTGGGCAAACGGTTCGTGGGCTACTACATTGAGCGCATGAGGCAGGAAATTGAGGCAATGAAAAAAAACGTCCCCGTGGGCGTTGATTGGTCAGTCCTGTACGAGTTCCGGCGCACCAACTACCAACAGAAATTCTTGAAGGAAGCCAAAGCATGAGACACCTTGAACTGTTCCAAGTCCAGCACAGCGTCAAAGTGGGTGACGTGTGCGGGGATATTCAGCCCAACATCACCGAGGACACGGTGTTCACGGTCAATGGGGAGCCCATCGGGTTCTACCTCAAGGAAATCCCTGAGAAGCT